CTGAACAATTAACTTTTCGAATCCTTTTGGGTTTTGTTTCTGCATTGATTGGACTACTTTGACACCAGTCATAGATAGCATCTTTGCAACACCGTATTGTGAATCTTTATCACCTTTAAGATTGAACAACTTATCAATCATTGCACCAGCAGATGCTTCTAATAGAACATCTTCTTCTATTACTTCTGTGGTGGTATCTTCCTCTTGGAAAAACTTTTTAAGTTCTTCCTCAATCTCGTTATTGATTACTGTATCATTATCAAGAACTTCTTCCACTACTACAGCAGGTTCTCGACCAAAGTTACGGACTTCGTCTAGTTTATCTTTCCAGTTGTCTTTGTTATAACTCATAGTACTATTATTTATATATTCTCTATCCTTACCACCAAGTCGCCATGACCCTTAATTAATCGGTGATATGTATCTTTGAGAATAAAGTATTCGCCTCCAGTAGCAAGTGTTTCAGGTAATTTATCATCTAATTGTAACTTCCAATCCGTACCTGAAAGGATTCGAAGTGTTCTATTTGTTCTATCTCTATGCCAAATGAGGTCATTTTCATCGACTGTTTCTGAGAATGTCCTTATTATATATGGTAACCCAGTACCATGTTGTTCGTAAAGTGTTTCTGTATATGGGTGGTCACTGGTCATAATGTATTCCTACCAGTAAAAACTACCTCCATCGGATAGTCCTAACTGTTTTGCATAATATGGTAATCTACATGCCCAATAGGCAGCAGAGGTTTTATCTTTTTGTTGTGAACACTTGTGTCTAGCAGCGAATGATTTACGTGCTTTTTCGTTACCAAGTTTCACCTTTAACCCTGTAGTGTCACCCCATGTCACTTTCTTAATTTTGTCTCCGTCTTTAACATAGACATAGTATTTTTTAGGGCCACCTGCTTTTGGTTTATTTAATTCGGGTTGTTTCTTTTCTTCCTCTTCTACTATCATCGGACAATCGAGTGGTACTAGATTACCCTCATATACTTCAAAATCTCCAATATCTGTCTCTAGTATATGTCTATCGACTTCTGTGAGTCTATATCGTCCTTCACTGACTAACTTTCGTGCTTCTTTGATGGTCTCAAAGAACATTAAGGAACCCAACCTGAATGGATTGTCAAGGATGTTAGTATTAGTCTCTTGTAGTGTATCGAGTGTCTCGACAAGAGCTTGGTCTTTGAAAGTCTTCATTATGATTCGGTATCTTCACCTAGTTTTTCTTCGTTGTACGGGAATCCTTTTAACGGGTTTTGGAACACTTGACTGAAGTGTTTCTTTGTCTTCTTCTTTTGTTCTTCATTGACGAGTGCAATCTGTGACAAGTATTCTTCTACACTTTGCCCAGGCGTGTCTTCTTGGTATGCTTTACGGATTTCGTCTGTTCCTATTTCGTGAACACCATTATCATGTTTATTTCCTGTCATGTCTACTCTCCATTTCCATGTATAAAATACATATAGTTATCAATACTACAAACCAAAATGTCACTTAACCACCTGCTTTCTTAGCAAGGTCTTTGTCAGCACCACCCCAAGTTCCCTTACCTTTTGTGATAAAAGAATTAACACGAGCATGTCCCCACTGCTCTGGCGTTGTGCCTGGTCTGTGACCAGTTTTCCAAGCGGCGACTCCTCTGTTATAAACTTGTTGTAGAATACCTTTAGCAATTCCTGACTTGTCTGCTTTATTTGCAAGTGATTTACCAGCATCTTCACCGAACATCTTTTGAAATTTCTTGGTGTGTTTTGATGGTTTTGTTTCTGCACTTGCATCGCCTGGCGCTGGGCCATCTTTCTTCTGTGCAAAATGAGCGGCACGTTTTTGTTTGGTAGATTTGGACATCTCATCACCATCAGCATCCTTTGCATAATACTTAGATGGTTGTGTACCTTCACGGTCTTTGATATCTTTGTCCTGTTTAACTTCCTGTACATCACCAAACTTAAGAAACAATCTATTTTTCTGTTGTTTCTTATCAGTCACTTTATGATTTACAAATGCCCCTACGGTATTAATCATACCAAGACCTTTTTCAGGGTTCCTTTTGTATTCTGACTCTAGTTTATCTTTAAGTTTTTTGAAAATGACGTTAATAATATCACCAATATCTGAGACATATTTACCTTCTTCTACAGAGTCTTCTTCTCTAAGTCTTGGTTCTTTTCTGTTATAATTTTGAGAAACGATACTAAGGTTAGACTTATCGTTGTTCATAGGATTGTTGTCCTTATGGTGAACGTCCTTTCCTTTTATATCTTTTCTGTCCTTTAGACTTCTTCGTGCTTCATTTCTTTTTGCACGTCTTTTAATTTGGTCGGGTTTTGAGTGATAATTCGCATACTCTTTTTTGTAATCCCGTTCTTCGTTTGCCTTTCTATCAGCGTCTCGTTTTGCCTTGATTTGGTCATCCTTTACTTCTTTCTCATCTTGACCTTTCTGTCTCTCACTCTCTCTTTCGTGTCTATCAGTAAGTGCTTCTAATTCGGTCTCATGTTTTGTTTTAAGACGTTCCAATTCTTCTGCTTGTTTTGCTTTTAGTTCCGCTGATGCGACTGCATCCTCTTTTAAGGATGTAAATTGTTGAAGTAATGTTTCTAATCTTTTAGTCATAATACTATTTATATCTTTCCAATAACTGTCTTCTTACCAGTCTTTCTACTTTTGAATGTTTTTAAGTTTGACCCAAATGGACTTGGTTTTTCTGTTGGTGGTTTTTTCACTGCATCTTTACTTCTTATAGATGAATAACCAGTAGTATCCTTCTTCAGCAATTCGGAAGATTTCCAATTAAGTGCAAATTTGTTTTTGGGGAATGAAGTAGTCCAACTCATTAGTTTACTAAAGAGACTAGTAGACTTTCTCTGTAGTGTGTTTAAATCATCATCGTTGGAAATTTCTACGTAGTCTCTACCGAATATCTTTTGAAGGTTTCTTGCATTTTTCTGCGCCTTATCCCAGTCTTGTTTTACAATTTTTTGCGGCAACTTTCTAGGTCTCATTTCATTTCGTTTTTGAGCATTATCTAATGATGCATTTACAAATATCATTTTTGATTCATATCCAATCGAGTCTAGCATCTTCTTGTATGAACTAACCTTGGATAAGTTTGCACTAGTAGTGTCAAATATCAACCCTAGTCTACCATCTATATATGCATCCATATTCCTTCCAGTAATCCTTTTCGCCTTTGCACGAATGGGGTCTACTTTATCAAAGTCTGCACCTCTAAGGTCTAGGGATAATCCTGCTTTCTTTAATCCATTCTCAAATGCTTTATCAGTGTTGACTAACTTTAAACCAAGTGCTTTTAATGAAAGTGCATCAACTACTGTTGACTTACCACTGCCTGGCCCACCTGAAAAGAAAACTGCTTTGAACGTGCCTGGGTCATATACTCCCTCTGTAATCAAATCTTCATACATGTAGTGTGGTAGTGTACCTTCTGCAATACCCATTCCTTTACGAATGTCTTTGTACAATTTGTCTGCAAGTCTTTTGCCTTTTGTGGGGACACCTTCCTTAAATGATTCAAAGTCTCCCTTCTCTGCAAATGCTCTCATTTTACTTGCACTCATTCCACTTACGTCATCTGAATCGGGGTCTCTTTCTCCAGCAGATACAATCTGTATTTCATCAAACTTGTAGAAACCGTGTCTCCCCTTTACACTATTATACTTATTGATAATAGTCTCAAACTCTCTAACTCTATCTGACCCTACTATCATCCGAATTTTTCGGTAGTTCTTATCATATAGGTATGTTAGGATTTGAAAAATCTGTTTGACATCAGCGTCAATTACATTCACATCTTTACCGAAGAATGCTTTTAGATACTTAACTTTATCTTTGTGTGACAGCGGGTTCTTTACTTTGTCATTTGAGTGTGATGAGAATAAAAGTACATCGCCAAATGATTTTTGACTTGCGAGTTTTTTTACTAGTTTCTCGTGACCAGTTGTTGGTGGATTGAATCTACCGAAAGTGAATACAGCACCTTTGTCTTTTGCCTCGGTTAGAAATTTTCCGAATGTCTTTTTCATTTCATTTTCTCTCGGTCTTGGTCTACCATGTCATCCATTTTATCCATGTTTTCATAACCATCTTTTGAGGTGTCGTATTCGAATGCTTTTTCGGGGTCACCCACTACCCAGTCATCATCTTTAAGCTTGATATCTGTTTGAGCAGGATACTTTGGTAATGCATACTCTTCTTCTAAAAATTGTTTAAATGATTTCATTACTTGTCCCATGCCTTCATTGCAGTGAAGTTATTGTATGCAAACTCCATTCTGTCAACGAGTTTTACTGCACTTCCAGTCCTATCAATTGCAACATAACCCTCGGGGTTGACCGCCTCGAACCCCTTATCGGTTCTTTTGAATGTTCCTATACTCTTTACTCTATTTAGTGCAACAATTATAATCTGTTTTGCAATGACCAAGTGTTCCATAAACTTCGTCAAGTTTGTTATGAATTTATTTAGTGACCGTAACTCAGCGTAGAGTTGTTCACCAATCTCTCGCTTGATTTGTTTTGTCTTCTCCATCTTCACTTTACCAACTACCATATCTCTCCAGTAGTTTTCGAAGTGTTTCATGTATCCGTTGTATGTTGGTTTGTATGAACCCGCCCTGATTTGTGCGTTACAATATGTTTTGTAGGATGCACCTACGCCTTTCTTTGCGATAGTGTCTTGTATCTGTTTAAACTTCTGCAAATCTTTCTTAGTGATACCGTGGAATGCTTTACCCACTGCAGTCAACTCTCTAGTTAATGCAAGTGTTTCTTTTGCAGTCATACTACTGTTACCACTCACATCCTTATATGTTGCATCATCCATCCACACATCACTACTACTTCCACTTGGTAGTTTTGCACCAAAGGAGGCAGATAATCCGTCAATAGTAGAACCAGTGTAAGTAGTGTGAAACACTATACCCATCTTAGAACTGGCAATTTCTTTACCAAGTTTTGATTCTACATCTACTGCATACATGATTGTGTTTGGTTGGAATGTGATAAATGATTTACCATCCATGTTAGTCATCTTCTTATCATTAGTGTACATCAAGTCACCCTGTAAGATATCAGTAAAGGATAGTTTAGATAAGCATTGAAATGATGTCAAGAACTTTTCCTTCAGATTAGGAGATAGTTCTTTAGCGTCTTTAATTTCTTGTTCTGAAGTATAAAAGAGAGGTTCTTTATTGAATAGTGATTTCTTTGCGACAAAGAATCTGCCGTCTTCGGGATGTTTCCCAACAAAGATTGCTGGAGCACCATCCCATTTCACAGTCATATTCACTCTAGAATTTTGGTTACCTTTCATCATGTCTCTAAGACCTTGAAGAAAATTAATCGCACCACGACCACCATCAATACCTTGATTGATGATTTCGTCTTCTAAGTGTTCTAAATGTAAGTTTTTCGCTGCCATAATAGTAGATTATACACCTTTAATGTGTGTTCGTCTACTATTTAGGTGTTTTTTATGCTGGGTCGTTTTGCATTGTGGTTAGCAAAGTCTGTGCATTGGTCAAATCAGTCTGTAAACTTGTGACTGTTGATGACCAATCTGCTTGTTCGTAACCAATATCATAAACCATATCATGTTGCCAATAGTCCCACATGATTGTTGAGTTGGCAGCACTGGTATCGGTACTTAGGATTGTCCATGTACCTTCATTTGGACTACCTTCAGGTACAGTTCCATAAACTGGATTTGCTGTAACAGCATTTGGATTCGCAGTTCTCCAAGCAGCCCAAAATTGAGTTCTTGTCATTGCACTATCGGTTTGAGGACATACACGTCCACCAGTAAAGTGATGACTTGTGTCTTCAATCCATTTGATTTTTTCGTCTAAATCTAGTACGACTTTTTCTTGGACATCGATTTGTTGTGTTGTATACGGCATGGTTTCTCCTAAACTATAGTGTTATTTATAGCATTTTAAATCTTAGCAAGGGGTTTTGATTTTAGTTTTTCATCTAAATCATTTTTCTTTTTAGTCAACTTCTTTACTTCAGATGGGGGTAACTCACCCGATTTTCTGAGTTGTT